AGAATGTTCAACTTCAGGATCTGTCAGCATGCGTTCCCGCCCGGAGGGATCATTGAAACCCACGAAGAAATGTACTGGGGTGACTTTCAACTCTAATCACGCGCACGACTCTTTTCAGAATCGGATTCGCAATGAGTGTCTGAAATCCCCAACATTATTCTATGGTGTAGATAAAACTCCAGGTTCCTTGGTAGAGGAAATACTCCCATCACTAAGTTCAAGTGATGTCGTGCACCTCTCTAATTCTCTTCAGGTTCTAATAGATCTATGTGTATTGTATGGGTTCGATTCATCGAACTTTTCAAAGACACAGACACTGGCACATTGGCAGAAATGCTCAAAGCAGTGTGATTGGATCAAATTCCTGAAATATAAGCTTTCATCATTTATGGCGTTTTTCCTTGACAACGAGCTTCCTGAGAAACCTTTCTCGGAAGAGGATAAACCCAATTTGCTTGCTTGTGGTTCTCTAGGACGATTTATCCTTAAGACCGTACGCGGAAACCTTTCATATAGTTTCCGCTGTTCTATACTTTACCTAAAGAAGGGGTTTGACCGCCCCGACTCGCAGTATGTTAAGAAGTCAGTGAAAGAAGCAAAGTTGATGTTGACTACACCGCATCCTGGCCCGGCGTCTGAATGGATGTCTCGTGAACGTGTCTTTTATGAAGCACGTCGTACTGTTCGTGAGATCTTTAAAAAAAAGATTACTCAGCAGGATCTCGAGAGACCATTTGCCCCGTCAATTAAGGCTAATTATGTTGATTCTCGTTCAGAGTTCGGCACATTTGGTACTTTGATTGAAAAAGGCCTTATACTCGATGTTGATACACCCTCACAGATGTATCGGGAAGCGGTTGTGGAAAGTGAAGAGTCAAGAATTAACTCGGATGTTCTCGATTATCGCCTAAATCCTCGGTTTGAGGCTGGCGTTAAGCGCGCGTATAGAAACTGTTATCGCGCGGCAAGAGAACTTGCCAAAGATGAAGTTGCGGATGTGAAATTGGTTGGACTTGCGGAAGCATTAAAAGTTCGTACCATTAGTAAAGGTCCGCCGTTAACATACTTCGTCTTGAAGCCAGTACAGAAATTCCTTCATAACCAGATGAGAAAGTTCACCGTGTTTACGGCACTGGATCGTCCGATCGAGGAAAAGGATATACGTCAGATGTTCTGTCATACTAGCGGAGATTTGTTCAATTCATTGGACTATCGATCCGCGACAGACCTGTTCGATCCTGAGTACTCTCGTATAATTTGGAGGGAGATTTGTGATTCTGTGGATATGCCAGAGGATATTCATGAGTTGGGTGTGAAAGCCCTTACCGGACATTTAATTGAAGGTGAGCTCCAGCAATGGGGACAACTTATGGGTTCCATTATATCTTTCATTGTGCTTTGTATTGGAAACGCTACGGTCGTTCGGTCTGCTCTTGAGATTGCAGATGGGGTTAAATACCCTATCTCTCGAAAGAACGCACCCGGTCTAGCTGAACAATGTCCCATGTTAATAAATGGTGATGATGGTTTAGTGAGATCTACGGATAGTTTTATGACTATTTGGAAATCGATAGCAGCGTCAGTGGGGTTAGTACCTTCTATAGGGAAAACCTACGTCCACCGGGAGTACTGTAATATTAACAGTACATCGTTCCTCTATCAAAATGGAGAGGCGAAGTTGATTCCGTATGTGAATATGGGGTTGGTGCTCGGGATCGGAAGATCTACAGCAATCAGTTCATCAGACGTTTTTAGTCCTGACGAAGGTCTTACTCTTGGAGCAAGGCATCGTGAGTTGATTAAGTCCTGTCCTCAGAGTCTTCGACTTAGGGTTCATGAACTGTTTTTGAAAGCAAATAATGAGGTTTTAACCTCTCTCAGGGCTATTCCTTGGTATTTGCCGGAATCGTTGGGGGGAG